TCAATCTCAGCTGTAACCTGTTCTTGCTTCGGTCGAATATCGTTCACGATGGCCAGTTTCAGAACATCCAAGTCGCCCGACAAAGCCGTCTGAGCGCTCGTAGCCTGTTTCTTAAATTCTTCAAGTTTAGCAATAGAGTCCAACCCAATCCGCTTCGCTTCCTGGGCGAGTAAGCTGCTTGCACCAGCATTTCTTAACGCTTCTTCAGCCCTGCGCTTAGCTTCTTGTAATGGGCCGTTGTCAAAACTATTGAAGCGCTGGTCGATTATATCAGAGAGTTCTCTCTTGACCTCTTCGGCTCTTGTTTTGGCAGCGTTGAGACCGTCGGTGAACTCGTTCTGCAGTTCTTCAGTTTTGCGATCAAAAGCAAGGTCAGCATTCTTGAGTTCTCTGACTAACTGCCTTTCAAAATCATCTTGAAGTTGTTGAGCTTCGCCTTTGACTGCATCACTCACTGCGTTACCAATTGCATTGGCAAGTCCAGACTGGAATTGACCAAATCCGATAGATTTCAGCTTCTTGGCCATCGGTGAGTAAGTGTACTTAGTAATCTTCTTGCGAACATCCAGATTGTAGCGTTCGTGGAAGATACTCACGACATCGAACATTTGGACAGGCACGTCACTCTGGCCGACAACCTCAATCTCAAGGCTATCTTCGAGCATATCGCACAATGTTGTTCTGAAATACTGTTTGCCGTATTTTAAGAGGGTTGCTTCATCCACTACGTCCTGATCGTTGACCTCTACAACATCCTCATAAATCTGACTATATTTGTTAATCAGTGGACTATCGACAACCACTTTGTAATGCTTATCGACTGGCTTTTCTCCCTCACCTTTAACGGTAGTCTTGAAGGTAATTCGAGTCTTCAAAGACTTAGTAGATGTCTTGTGTTGATAGCTAGACAGGTTTTTCTTGTACATAAAAAGCGATTCGTTTTCCGAACCGCCATTTTTCAAAAGTCGAACCTGGTAGCCATGACGCACAAGGTCGCCACCCCATTGGCCAAGGATGGAATGCTTGTCTTTCGCGAATGCTTCCATGGCATTCTTAGAGCCGATATTAAAAGTGTGTCTATCTTCAATATCAGAGAAGAATGAGAACGGATTATCTCGAGTTATGCTTCCAGCGAAGCGACTCAAGGCAGTCGAACCAGTCTGCCTATCCAAAGAAATCGGATTGACCACATAGTTATTCAAGAGAGTGAATACTTGATTCGCATAGACTTGAATATAGCCGTGCTTCTTCTCAACCTCAAAAATGACGAAATCCTGCTCGCCATGCAGGTCATCGGCAGTCAAGAAAGTCTCTTCTTTCAGCAATTCCCATTTAGGATCAGATGTAGGGAATCGAAACGTTAATTGATAGGTATTGTTATGTTCCTGGACAATTTCGTCATTGTAGGCCTCATTTAAGGGCGTATTGCCATTTGTAAGGTAAATCATAAGATGTACCTCCAATTCGGTTGAATAGTAATCTTACGAACCGTACCAGTAAATACAAGACCGCTATTTCCTACAGGCAATTCAAAAAATCCCCCTCGTTTTCGTAGAGTGTTTTGAACAACACCTTCGGCATTATAGATGTTTTGTTTCTTGTGTCTACAATCAATCGTAGCTTTACGACTAATATTCAGATACATTGTTTTCTTGCCAATTGTTAACGAGATTTCCCCGTCACCTTCAATTTCAATGACCGGTTCACTATAAATAGATCCTGGATTATTGATAGTGCCATTAGCAGTGAATCCGATAGGTTCGACTGATTTTTGATAACGGAAAGGCTGCATATCTAATTTAATTGCTAATTCCCAGCCGTACATACCTCTTACAGTGATTTCTGTATCTAGTAAATCGGCATAGAAAATAGCTTCTGGTTGGTAGCTAAATTCTAGTTTATTGTCAACTGGTTTAAATTTTTCAACGAATGTTGCTAAATCTGCAAAACGTTCAAAGAATATCCGAATAGTTCTGTCGTAATTTTCAAAAGTACCATCGATAATATTGTAACTTCCGTTTGTTCCATAAAGTTTTATCTGCTCAGAGAAACGAGGGCTTGCATGGATTGTTCCAAAATCCATGACCACACAATGTTTGATATTAGCAGTCGTAAAATCATTTACTTTTAAATAATTTGTCATCACAATCCCTCTCTTCCTATGATATTTCCTTGATAACGATACGAGTTTTCAGCAATTACCTTACCGTCAAGGTAAGTATTGAAATCTTTTTCTAGCAATTTACCTAACAGATTTTCAATACTAGCTTTTAATTCAACCAATTCTCTTATGATTGCTTGATCTTGATTACTTGTGTTGTTTACTGTGTAAACGGCTCTAGCTTGTTCGTTTGAACGGTTAGTAGTATTAATATCTCTGATACGACGTGTTAAATGAGAAAGTTTAGTATCTTCAAAACCAATCCCTTTTTCATAGTTCGGCATACCTAAGCGATTCATCAACGTTCTAGTATCACCGGCCTTCATAACCTTGGTTCCAGGTGGTAGAGGTAAGGTTACGTTACGACCTTCCGGAATAAACGAAGTTCCGTTAGGTAGTGTAATCAATTCCTTATAAAGCGTCCCTCGTTGGTCATTGACCATAGCGAGACCACCAGGGTGATTATCCGTACCTTTGGCATGTTTTTGTGTGAAGTACCTCGTGATGATATCGATATACTTGATGCCAGGCAATGAAGTAAGGGCGTTCCAAACCGTACTGATTACCCCGCCTGTATTGTTGGTAGCGTTGATACCTATTGGACTGTTTTGCTTAACTGCATTTACTGCATTACTCGCAGCACTTGCCTCGCTTTGTGTCTTATTAGACGCATTGATATCAATTGGAAAGTTTTGCTTAACTGCGTTCACCCCAGCACTTGCCGAAGCAGATGGATTCCCTGTTAAATCCGTTGCATTAATTCCAATCGGACTCAATTGCGTAGGCGAATTTACACTTGCGCTTGCAGATTGCGAAGCTCCTGCAGTGTTATCCGTTGCGTTGATATCAATCGGGCTCGTTTGCTTTGCAGAATCAACACTAGCTTGCGCACTTGCAACTCCACTACCAGTGTTATCTGTTGCAGTCAATGATTTGGGATTTGCTTGCGCAAGATTCCATTCCATGATTTTATCAATTGACAAACGGCCGTTGTTCAATACATCGTTAGGATTTAATTTCAAATCTTTAGGAAATGGAGTTGTTGCGTCCCACGTCTTCAAGGTTTCTGTGGAACGAGATACCGCATCTCTGAAATTTTTATCCGTTGCCAAAAGTTCTTTAATTTTAGGAGTTTGAGCATCATAATTTTTAAGAGTTTGCGAAGCAATTTCCACATTGTTCATCACGTCTGTTTTATCCAATAGAAGTTGTTTTACTTCGGCTGGCATACTATTCCAAATTTTGAGATTTTCCTCGCTATCAAAAATAGCTTGCAAGCCTGCTTGATTTTGGACAACGAGTTGTTTCTCTTCTAAACTCATTTCTGACCACTTACCAGATTCAACAAGAGCCTCAGCAATCGTTACTCGGGCATTTGAGTTTAAGTTTGCGTTTTTAACAATGAATTGCAGTTGCTCCCAACCTTCAGCTGACTTGGTAGCTTCTCCGATAACTTCTTTAACGTTGGATTTAACTTCGAAATTACCATTTTCATTGATATTTCCAACCAACAAAGACCAAGCGTCATTTGCTTCTCTTGTCTCTTTGCTCATATCACTAGTATATTTAGCTAAGATACTATGAGAATCGCCCATTTTTTGAGATGCTTCTGCAGCTTTTTGACCAATCATTTCATAGGATAGACCGTATTCCTCAAGGACTTTTTTAGCTTCTTCCCAGTAATTCCAACTTTGGCCAGTTCTAGCTTTAAGTTTTGCGTCAAGATTCTGCATAACCTGGTAATACTTAACCCCTAGTGCTTCCATGGTCTGCTGGTGATTGCTTTCCAAAGCTTGAAGTTTTTTATTGTAGGTTTCTTGGTCAAGAACTTTACCGTCTAAGAGTTGTTTTAACTCGTCTTTTTGTGTTTTGTATAATTGATTTTCTTCTTCAAGAGCCTTTTTCAAAACATCTTTGGAATGATTTAACTGAGTTTCATTTAGAGTATTAATTTCTCCATTTAACGCTTGAATTGCTGCTTTTTGTTGTTCACCAGACAATTCCATCATAGAGATTCTAGCTTTTATCATCTCTCTTTGGTTATTTAAGACGATTTCTTTTTCTTCTTGAGAAAACTTGCTAGCATCTCCATTATGACGTTTATAAATTTCGCTAACCTGATTAGCCATTGCATCGGTATTTGAAACAACTTGCTCATTTTTTGCTTTCATATTAGCGATTGCTTCATCACTAATACCCCACTTTTTAGCTAGTTCTTCCATACGCTGACTAGCTTTTTCTGCTCCTGAAGCAACCTCTTCATGAAGCTTTCTAAATGATTCAGATACCTTTTCAGCATCCCCAGCGTGTGTTCCGAAATTAGCGACTGCAGTGCTTGTTTCATCAACCTTGGTTTGGAAATCTCTTAAATCTTTGGTAGCAGTATCGCTTAATTGAGAACCGAACTCTTCGGTCTTGATTCTTGCTTCATCTTTCTTGTTACCTAAGTAAACAAGACCTGCTGCAAGCAATGCAGTACCACCGACCAATAAGCCGATTGGATTTGCTAAAGCACCGAATGCGCCAGATAATGCTCCTGCGTTAGACGCTGCGCCTGCTGCTGCAGTTTCAACTGCTCCAGCTGATCCAGCGAATGCCTTCATCGCTCCTGCTGCAAACTTAAAATCTTTTAAATACTTGAGTGAACCACTCAAGAACCCAATTCCTCTAGATAGACCGCCTATAGCTTTAATCAGACCACCAATAGTAGATATACCACCACCTAAAATTTTAAAAAATGGACCTATAGCAGCTAACGCCAATCCCCATTTAATGATGTTCTGTTGTTGTTCTCTTGACATGGAACTGAATTGCTTAGCCAAATCTGCTAGTGTACTTATCCAAGGTTTTGCTGCTTCTAATCCGTCTTTTAGTGCATCTAATAACGGACCTCCAAATTCAATTGCGACATCTGTCAATTGGTTCTTGAGCATTTGGAGTTTGGATTGCATTGTCTCGTAACGTTTATTCGCTTCGTCTGTTAATGCAGTTCCTTTTTCCCATTCACTATTTGCCAATCCGACTGCCTTGCCCATTGTTTCTGCTGCAAGACCCAAAGATTTCAGCATATTAGATTGTCGGATACCTGTTAGACCAAGTTCGTCCAAAATCTTGTTGGTGTCTTTACCTTCTTCTTTAGCCCTACCAAGACCTCTAATGAAATCTTGCAAAGCCTCAGCAGGTTTAGTTCTCCACTTTTCAGCGAACTGATCAGCAGTTGTTCCTGCAGTTTCGGCATAAAGTCTTAAGTCGTTTCCACCCTCTGACACTGCTTTTGAAATAGCAGTCAGAGTTTGAGTCATTGCAGTACCTCCTGCTTCAGCTTCAATACCGACCGAACTCATTGCAGTTGATAGACCTAAGATTTCAGGCGTAGTCAATCCAGCTATTTTACCTGATGCTGCAAGACGATTGGCCATGTTGACAATGTCGCTTTCAGTTGTTGCGAAATTATTCCCCAAACCAACGACAGTTGCACCAAATTTAGCTGACCAACTATCCAAGTCATCTCCTGAGACTTGCATAATATTCCCGATTTTAGAAATCGAAGTTGCAGCTTCTTCCGCGCTCAAGTTGGTAGATACACCTAGATTTATCATGGTTTTTGTGAAACCTTCAATCGAACCAATCGGTACACCCAACTGCCCTGCCGCTTCAGCGACTGCAGCAATTTCCGTAGCACTAGCTGGCATTTCTTTTGCCATATTCCGAATGCTAGCACTTAATTTTTCAAATTGTTGAGGCGTTCCGTCTACTGTCTTTTTAACACCAGCAAACGCACTCTCATAATCGATCGCTGCTTTCAGAGCTAATCCTGCTCCAGCTACAATAGGGGCAGTCACACCCTTGGTTAGAGCCGAACCGAAACCAGATACGCTTTCACCAACATTTTTGAATTTATTACCCAATTCTTGTGCACTCTTACCAAATTTAGTAAACGCACTATCGTCTATGTAGGCTTGTCTCATAGATTTAGCCAATTCTTCATAGCGATTTTTCAACTCAGCTACTTTAGCAGCAGTTGCAGTCATACTAGTACCGGCTTCAAGCAATTTCTTTTTCTGCTCATCACTAGCCGTAGAGACATCGCCAATACTAGCTTTTAATTCATTATATCGTTCACTTTGGTGACTCAATAATTTTTGGTAATTTCCCAAAGCAGAACCAGTTTGATCCATAAGGCTCTTTAAGTTGGTGACATTCTTGCCAGCGCCCTTAAAGTTATTTTCCATAGCTTTTAGGGAATTATCGACGCCTTTTAAGTATGTCTTCAACCTTCCAACGTTCGATTGGAAAGGAGCGACATCTAAAGTAGCGGTTGCGACTAATTCACCAATATTACTTGCCATTTACTCTCCTTTCTAACCAAAAAGGAATGGAAAGGCCTTATCAAGGGTAGTCTCTTCTTCCTCTTTGCTATATTTTATTTCTAAAGCCTGCACCATCAAATCGAAATCAGAAAGGCGCATGCTCTTAATGTCATGGATTGTATATCCTTGACTCATTAATGATTGAACCCAAGCTAACAAATTTTCTTGCGCTTGTTTTGGGGTCAATCCTTTTTCTTCTTTTTTCCCTTGGCAGTCTCTTTTTCTTCTTGCTTGCCACCTAATGCAGCTAAATAAAGATCATTCAAGGTTTCAAGAGTTTCAACACTTGCAGTTTTTAAATCTTCTGCAGCAAACTGCTCACCGTACATTTTTACAAACATATCAAGATATGCTTCGTTCAATTCACGGTGTTTAGCTGGATTTAGTAAATCCTCTTTTACTTCATATAGAGCGGTTTGACGAACTTGGTGTTCCAAAGCTAGCAAATTATCTTCCACGTTTACGTAGTCTTTTGAAAATTCCTTCAAAACACCTGCTTTTTTAAATTTGATTTCAAACATTCTTTTTCCTCATAAATAATAAAGGCTTGGAAAACCAAGCCTGTTATTACTGTTGTTCTAGTGTTCTTGTTGTTTCAGCGGTAACTGCTAATTCTGGACTAGCACCGCTTAGGCCTTTGGGAAAACCATCTCACGGAATTTAGTTTCTTGGAACTCAGGATTGTCTTCACGACCAACGATAAGTACCAATCCTTCTTCTTCGTTTCCACGGGCTACGAAGCTTCCTGAAACTGTATCGTTCTTAGGATCTGGTGAACCGTCTTTAGTTTCGTAGTCCATGCCTGGAAGAGAGAATTTACCTTTAAGCAATCCAATCCAGATTTTCTTTCCGTCTTCTCCAGTTGTTTTGAAAAGACAAGCAATATCTTGAGGAGTAAGTTTCTTGCTGTACTTCTCAATACCGTTTTCCACTTCAATTCCGTAGAAATCTTTACGAACGTCACTTGGTAGGTCTAACCAAGCTACTTCAAGAGTTGTACCTGTGATACCAGATGACAATACAACGTAAGGTCCATCATCAGCTGCAATTGTTTTTAATTCGTTAGTGATATCAATCTTTGCAGTTTTCAAACCAGGGATTTTTTTAGTAGTTGGAACCAGATTCTTATCTGTTACAACACCATACTCAAATCCGTTCAAACCAAATTTTACTTTAGACATTTATTTAATTCCTTTCTTTTTCGAGATCGCTCCAATCAAAAAAGCGATATTTGCGGACATTCATTAACAATCCAATATCGCTATCCATATATCGAGGTTTCTCATTTGCTGTATAACGTTCAAATCCGTTACTTTCTAGTATCGTATCTAGTCTTTTGTTGATGTTATCCGCTTGTTTAGCATTTTTGCACCAAAAGTCTATTGTGATACGTTGTTCCATCGCAATTACTCCGTCATCCGCATATTCATGAGGTGTTTCGTATGTAGAGTAAATTCTTGCAAATGGAGCAAGTTCTTTTTGTTTCATGTTGATTGGTTTCTCAGGAATATCGTAAGTAAAAATACCCTGCTTATATTCCTTTGGAAACGCCTTGCCTCTGAACTGATTAAACAATTGACTTAGAGGTTCATCTGCTATCAAAAGTTTATATGCTTCTGTTTCAGCAATCATTTACCCAACACCCCCTTCATCTTTTGTAAATAGATTTCTTTTGCACGAGGAGTAACTGTATTAATTGTTTTCTCCTCAAATCCTTGAGACTTTTGATAAATTGTTCCGTCATCCGGAAATCTTGCGCGCCAACCCGTTGCTCGACCGTATCCGATATCTTTAGATGGTGCATCACCACCGCTTTTGAAGTTACTGATTTTCACATCTTCCTTCAATCGCGAATAGGTTTCTTCTTTGTATACCGGGGTGTTCGCTTCAAGTTCTTTCTTGAACTCTTGAGCAACTTCAGTCACAGCCTCGCGAGCAACACGAGGGGCTTTTGCTTCAAGTATCGTAAGATTTTTAAGGCAAAGATCCAATCCTTTCGTCATGACATCATCACCCCTGCGATTAAATCAAACTCTTTATTCGCATAGTCTCGTTCGATTGCAACAATCTGATACTCACATCCATCAAAGTCGATATGGCAAGAATTATCAAAAGGTAATTTTGGGAGATGGCGAATCAAAAACGTTTTAGTATCTTTGTGTTCAGATAAACCACTAGCTTTTGTAACAGTCGCACTTTCACGAAAATCCTTAATAGTCGTTTTTGAAATTTCAGCCCAGCAAGAATACAAGTTTTTCTTTTCAAAGTCCAATACTTCTCCATCTTCATTCTGTCCACCTACTTTTTGAAAAAAAGTAATGCGAACATTCATCTTACGTGTTCGCATTAACTTCCCTCCTTGTCCTGAGTTGGTGGATGATGTTTAGAACACCATTTGCTAATGGATAGCGCATAGTATCTGCAGACATTCCCCGATGTTCATACTCTTCTTTTACTTGTTTCTTTACCGCTAGACGGAATTTTGCATAAGCTTCCAAATCTTCCGGTTTGAGATTACTATCAATAGCAAAACAAATCTGTTCCTGTGCCGATTCGATAAGCTCTACTAGAAGGTCGTCTTCAAAATCATAATCGATTTTACAGTACAACTTTACTTCTTTTAGCAGCTTAACCATTTTTTCTTCCATCGTTCTAACCTCCAATCAAGTCTAGTAGTTGCTCTTTCGATTGTGAGGCTGTGTAAGAAATCCCTTTGCTATCTAAATAAGCCATGATTTCTTGTTTGGTGTTACTTGCGGTTGGTACGATTGATGTTACCGCTGACCGTGAGACACCCCCACTAACTGGGGGCGTATTAGGGCATAGTTACAAAGTAACCAGCTTTTGCATCAGCTTTCTTAACATCAAAGCGAACAACCGCTTGCAAGTATTGACCATAGATTTCGTTATCAGTCCAACGAAGTCCAAGGTCTACACGATCTGCAAATAGCACACCACGTTGGATATCACCTACAAAAGCTTTAGCTTCACCAGCTTCGCCAAGAACCGTATCAGCAACTACAAATACTGGATGACCAAGGAAAACTTTACCTGATGCAGAAACAATAGAGTCTTGAAGCAAGTAACGTCCATTTTTGTCTTTCATTGTATCCAATTTTTGGTAGAAACTTTGAGAAACTACAAATGACACATTGTAAGCAGGGTCAAGGTTGACGTTCAAGATAGCCTTAATAGCATCCAAATCCGTTGCCTCTTTTGTTTCAAATGTTTTCAAAACACCACCAATTGCGTCGTTTGTGGTGTTGACTTTGATTTGGGTAGCTGCTTCAGCAACAATAGCAAGCAAGTCTACATCAGCATCGTCGATTGCTTCTTGTGAAAGTGGAATAGCACCACGGTAAGTCTTAACTTTCCAAGCGACATCTGTAAATTCTGGCTTAGCAAGAGCTGGGTTCTTTTCCAATTCTTCTACGCTTGCCATCTTAGATGTGGCTTGTTTTAGAATAGGATATGAACCTTCACCCTTAGACGCTTTGTGAATCGTCACAAATTGTTTAAGATCAAGAACAGTCTTGACTTCACGAATTGGTGTAGTAACAATTTCTTTGCTAGTTACTTTTTCAGTCCCTGTTTTTTTCAATCCATCTGTTGCAGGATTAACTGCCTCATTAACAGGAACAAGCACTTCATCCTGACCTTCAAAACGAAGCCCCTCATTTCGAATGCGACCTTTTGAACGGATAAACTCATTTACAGATTCACGATAAGATTTACCTTCCACTTTTACTTCATGAGTTTCGCCATAGACATTCACTTCAGTTCCTGCTTCAGCAACTTCATAAGTCTTCAAATTGTTTTCCGCTTCTTCTTTTTGTGATTTCAAAGCATTGATTTCATCACGAATACCACGGGCTTTTTCAAGATCATCAGTGTTCAATGCAGACTTCAATTCTTCTGTCTTATTAGTGATTTCAGCACCAATATTCATAATTTGTGCCTTGATTTCTTTCATTTTTTCTTTAAACATACCTTTTTTCTCCTTTTGGGTATAAAAAAGAGAGCTTAAAGCCCTCTGAGTAATTCTTCTTTTTCTAATTCTCGTAGCATATTCTGAATTTCTGACTTACACTTGCTACGGTTAGCGTAAAAGTCATCAATAACTGCTTGTGGTAACAATCCATTTTCTAGGCTCGCTACTGCACCAATATCCTCAAAGGTCATCACTTCATCCGCAAAGCCTTTTTCAACTGCTTCACTTGCTGACATGAAGGTTTCATTTTTCATCATGTCGATGATTACTGATTCTTCCAATCCAGTTTTAGCAACATAGGCATTAACAATAGCTTGGTCGCTAGATTTTAGCGCATTAGAAGCTTTGTCCAAGTCATCACTGTTACCAGATACATAGCCATATAACGCTTTATGGATCATAATCTGAGCCGTTGGACTGATAAGCACCTTGTCGGCACCCATAATCGCGACGCTAGCAGCGCTTGCTGCCATTCCTGTTACTTCAACAGTCACATTCCCTGGATAACTTTTTAAAGCCGTGTAGATTTCACTCCCAATAGTAACTAAGCCACCGTTGGAATTAACTTCCAAAACGATATCGCTATGGTCTTCTGGAAAAGAATCTGTGATAGATTTAGCGCTGACTGCTTCCAAACCATAATAATCATAGACTTCCTGACTATTGTTCGGAATCAGTGGACCTTTCATATTGATTCTCTTTGGCATTCCTTGTCTCACCTCCTTTCATTGCTTGATATTCTTCTTTCTTATCCAAGAAGACATAGTTCAAACTTGACTGGTAACGGTCCATATTTGGATCGGTAGAACGCTCCTTACCAAGTTCAATCAAGGCTTGGTTAGGTGTTAGGATTTGATTGTTTACAAGTTTTACAATCTCGTCTACATTCCTACCAGTCACGCTGCGAGTGTCAAAGTCAACACGATACTTCCTGCGCTCTTCATCATCAAACACTTTCAAAGCTAATTCGCTTGTGATTGCATCAAAATAGAACGGAAGGTCATTGGTTACATAGTCTTCCGTCAATTGAGCGACAGACTGGTTAGGACTATTTACTCCTAGTTTGAAACTAGGAACTCGCAAAGCTTTAGCAATCTGTGCGGTAGAAAAGTTATTCGATGTAATCAACTGTAAGACATTCGTATCAATTTCAAGCGGTGTATATTCCTGGGTATCATCAAATACTAAAGGACTGCCACCTGTCGAGCCTTCACGCATCTTTTCAAAGTCCATACGGGCTTTCTTACGAGCTTCACCATTCAATTGAGCGCCTTTTAGCTTGATAATCCCACTTGAGAAACCATCTCTAAAGAATTTAATTAAGGTATTCAGACCACCGTTTTGCAGGCTGATTTCATCCCCAAGGGAAAGTAACGGAGAACGTCCTAAGATAGTGTCGTGACTAAAGAATTTCCAATGGATAACATCTTCTGCATCACATACAATCTCCTTACCGTTCAGACGGTCACGGAAAGTGTAAATCAATTCATGGTCGTTGGTTTCTTCGACAGTTGTTTCAGATGGTCTAAAAAATTGAAATTCCAATGGTTTACCACTGAATGGATCACGTAGAATACGAGAGAATGAGTTACCAGTCAAAATCGTATTGACTGTCATTGCAAACTTCCACTGTCGAGCTGATGTATTGCTTGTTGATTTAACATTCAGTAGATAGTTCATATCTTCATCTTGTTCGATATTACCCATTAAATCCTTTTTCAATAATGGAAAACGAGCAACATCCCCAGCTATGATAGATACTGCAGTCAAGACATCGCTATTTTTTAAAGCGGATATACCAGTATATTCAGGACTTGAATTACCAGAGATGACCGAAGAGATATAATCGTCATAAGATAGTTTTGACGAACCTAAAGATTGAAAAAAAGTCATTTATTTTCTCACCTCCTTTCTAATTCACCCCCTTGTTTTACTGATATACAAGGCTAATAAAATTAAAATCACTCCACTGCATAAGAACCCTGCTACTTGATTTAATAAGAAAAAGCCATAGATTAAAAATCCAAGGCCTATCAATAACAAAATTGTGTGGATATGTTCCAGAATTTTCAAAATAGCGAATCTCCTTCCAAAATTTTCTCATTTGTCCAATAACCACTTCCGTCGAATGGCTCCAGGTAACAAGCAGCATACGCATCTAACAGAGCATCCAGAGGGTCGATTTTATTACTGTTTTTATTTTTATCAATCCTCATACCGTTATTATCAACTCTGGTATATGCATTGTTGATTGCCATTGTTAGCAACTGATTACCACTGTGTTTGATTTTTCCTTGTCGGACATCATCTCGGAACTGTTTCGTGGGCATATTCAAGACCATAGTGGTTTGTGGTATCTGGACTAGTGGCCATTCTGGGTGTCGTTTCTCTATCATAGTCAATAGCGAACCGAATTGATAAGGGTCAAAGTAAATACCTTGCAACTCCCACTCGTTTTGGTATACCATTTCCTCGATTTTTTCAAGCACACGTTCATCATCAATAACACCACTTTCAAGCGTGGTTATCTCGCACTCACCCATTCTTTCTAAGTTAGTATAAGACACACCGTCTCTTTTTTCTTTCGCGATTAAGCCATATTTCGTGGCCACAAAAGAAAAGCTATCTGCATACCAGTAGTCATCCATCATGACCATTGGAGAGATGGAGAATAAGTCACTTGATCTACCTACGTCTACACCCAACCAAACTCTACGTTTTTTTGTATTTGGTGGATCTATCTTAGCTTTCGCCCAGCTTTCTTTGTCCATATAGGACTCTTCAGAGGATTGTCTCCACATGTTAAAGTTCTTAACCAGAACTTCATTTACAGTGCCAGTCTCAAGTGATACTTTCCTACGTTTTCGTAGGTAGTCCATCATCTTACTACGTAGCGCTTCTACTTCAAGAATTGGATTTGATTTTATCCAGTTCTTTTCGTCTGCGATTTCCTCTTCATTGTCTTGTTCAGCAATAAATGCAAAGTATTCATCATTCTCAACTTCTCCATCAAGAACTTTCTCGATGTATGGATATTCAATTGTATGCATTGGTACATTCAAATCCATACCAGCTGTCGAGATAATCAATATCAACGGATTATCTAATTGCCCTTGACCAGATTCAAGCAATTCAATCATTTCATTTGTTTTAGATGCTGCAAATTCATCTAAAATACCAACATACGGTTCAAAACCATCGACTGCACCAGTCTCACGGCTTAACGCTCGCACGTAACTCTCATCATTCAAATTTCGAAGCTCATCACGTACTATCTTCGTAGCCTTTCTGATATCTTCGTTTTTCGTCCTAAGAGCATCCAACTGCTTACGGATCATATCATAAGCGATACGTGCCTGTGAACGGTCATTTGCCGTACAAAATAACTGACGGCTCATAGCAGGGTTGCGACCAAACAAAAACTCGTACAGGGCAATCCCCGCTACGAGAATAGTCTTACCATTCTTCCTGGCCAAGCTGATTAAAGCTTTTTTAAATCGCCTGATAGATGTATCGGACTTTTTTCGCCAACCGTACAAACTCGATAAAATGAATTTTTGAAAGTCGGCCAGTGGATATGGTTTACCAGTTTTGACATCTGGGAGCATTTCAATGAAATCTATCGGATTTTTTGCTTTGTCAGGTAAGTAAATATATGGAAAATCTTCATCATCCATACGCTTCAAATCTCTTAAATGTCGCTTGCAAGCTTTTATAACTTTCTTGCTAGCTATAATTTCTCCACTTACGACTCTTGAAGCGTACTGATAAGCTACGTCTTCCACACAATCACCTCCTAACTACCAAATTTATCGAAAATACTCTCTTTCTTTTCTTCTACTTGTGGAACATATAATTTCATACGACTGTCAACCGTCAAACCTAACTGCGATGCAGCCTTCATTAAGTTAGTTGTAGCACGTTCTAAGCTATATAACATTTTGTTAGGGAGAATCTTCCCGCTCTCCGTTTCGTACACATACCCTTCTTTTTGTAGTCCACGAGATATCTCTTTATAGACTGCATACCAGGTACAGTAGCTTTCTAGAACCGCCCTATCTAGATTTCTAAGGGGTAGCTTTCTTAAATCCTCAATGACTCGTTTGTACTCAGCTTTAGCAATCGGATCAAAGTGTTTTGGAGGCGTTAGTTGCAATGCATCCAAACCGTCCGAAGCCTTCTCCTGCATGGTTTTTCTTACTACCTTTTCTTCTTTAGTTAGATGTTTTTTAGTCGTTTCAACAATCTTCATTTTTCGACCCATTTTTTACCTCCTTTACACGAAATTTTACAGCTATCATAGTTTTAAAAAGGGAATTTTTTGCACAGAACAGGGCAGCGTTCCTATTCCCGAACAATACCCACCCCCGTTCTAAAAACAAGGGGGTATTTCCGTATAAAAACCGACCGATTCCTTAACAATTCCCTTGCGTCAGCTAGCTCAGTATCATTTTTTTATATTAAAATTTCTCTTTAGTTTACATAAGATTGACAACAAAAAAACTAAAAAGAATATCTTTCTTTGATTGCTTTCTTATCATTGCATTTTTTACAACTTGCTTGAAGATTATTTCTATCTAATCGTCTAGACCAATCTTGTTTAACACTGATAATATGGTCAGTCATTGTCGCTTCATCTCCACACATCGCACAAACATAATCAGACTCAAGCAACACTTGCTTACTTGTTCGCTTCCAGATAGATGAATTATAAAACCTCTTGACATCCTTATCGTACTTCCATCGAGTACGATTGTACTCAGTATACTCGTCGTTCCGTTGGTCGTAGTCTACTGAGGTTCTTCTGCCGTTTAACATAGTCAACCTTTGTGGTTTCATTGTTCTACCTCCAATACAAAAAAGTCACACGATGTGCGACCTTTTTAAGACCTCTCATAAGAACGACAGGACTCGAACCTGTGACGTCTCAATTCCCTAAACAGGATTTAATCCGTCTACCATATATCCATTAATCAGCATGAGACTACTGCTTTAAGCGAGTGACTTTCGATAACTTATAGTTTATTATCTTGTCCACAAATATTCCTACTTGTATCACTCATGCACGATTGGTTAGACCAATCACTTCTTACATCGCAAACTACTAAGCCATTTTTCAATTAACGAAGACCCCGCTAAAAGTCTAAGCTGCTTTACTCTTTGACTTTACTCTCATCCTTGCGAGACTTAAGTAGGCAATCTAATTGCCGAAGTACACTTTCGTTTGTGACGGGCGATGACTTTTGCTTTTTTTGAGTTTTTTTCTATCTTGAATAGCTTTTAAAATATAAAAATCATCTTTCATCTATCACAGACACGCATCGCCATGTGTTTCATTCTCTTTTGAAGAACAAAATGCACAGCGCCTGCTTGTTATCGATTGTTTTGCGGACAATCAACTCACCTTACATACTTTTGGGAGGCGCCCAATTTTTGTAAGATATGGTATTAAGCTCTTGTTGCACCTCGAACCAAATACCTCTTTCCTCTTATAGACTCGTTTCACAGCCAAACTGCCACGTTTGCATTTCCTCAGCACCTTGCCGTTGGAATCTTTCTGCTTTAACTTCGCCTACCTATTCCAAAACTGAAATAGTTAAGATTAAATTGCTTAGATTGACCATTGCTGGCAGGATGTTTGATAGATTTAAAAACATCCTTTTCCTGAGTTACCACAGATTATCTAGGCTAAGCCCTAAAAATGCAAGTAGACTACAAACTTGCGTGTTAATTAGTAATCAATTTGAAAGTTTTCCTTTTTTTATTTTTTTGTAGTCTTTAAAACCTCTGAGGGAATCAAACCCTCTAGCTTATAACT